AGGAACACAGCAGCAGCTTTAACCTGCTTTGTGTACGCCATTGCACGAGCCAAAGCCTTGGTATAACGAGCTGATAGGCTGTCATACAGGTTGTCCTCGATTGCCCCTTCCGTAAGGGAGAAGCCGAGAGCAATGGTTTCGTCGTTATAACGTGCTGTGAATGCCTCTTGTGCATTGTCATAAGCGATGGCAGAGCCTTCGTTTTTGACTGGTGCAGCGGAGAAGCCTGACAGTTTAGTTTCTTCTTCGAACGAACGCTCAGAGGTCTCAGTATCGTAGATCTCTTTGTGTTGTTCACCATAAGTTGCATACTCAAGACCGAACAATGCGTTCAAGCCAGGGAGCAGCTCTTTCAGTAGTTGCGCACGGGAAATAGCCATTTATATGCTCCTTAAGCTGCTGTTGCGACAGGGGTTGCACTGTAATAGGTATGAACGCCAAAGTTGAACTTGACGATTACCTCAGTGAAAGATCCAGCGGCATTAACAGTCTCTGGCACACCCGCAATAATACGGAATGGAAGAGTGGTTGTTGAATCGCTAGTGCTGTTTAAAACACCTTCGTTTGAATCACCAGAAGTTGTAGAACCAGCAGTAGTCAGAATTGATACGTTGTTGCCAACGTCAGTCTGGGTCAATCCACCAATGGTGGTGCTGTTCGACAACACTGCTACCTTGAAAAGGGCATCAGGATCATCAGAAACGAATGCAGTAATATCCGAAGCGGTAATGCCACCTGGATAGTATTGCTGTTGTAACAACTGCTTGGTAGTTGGGTTTGTAAACTGACAGCCCATAAAAATACCAACAGCATCGGTTGCAGTAGTTGTGGTAGAAACACGGCTCAAAGTACCACCTGTGTTCAGACGTACAACATCACCAAAGAAAATGGCGGTTGTGGAGCCTGAAGCAATAGGAATTGAGCGAGTTTGACCAGCAAATACCTGACCACCAATCAAATTGATTGGTCTGAACCCATAAGGTCCGTCTACGGTAGGATAAGCCATTTAGAACTCCTAATTAAGTTTAATTGCCTTTTCCAAAGCTTACCGTGGATTTTTTCTCTTTAAAGAGCGGCATCCGTGGATCGCTTTGGCTCATAAGATTATTGTCTACCGCCTCCATCTGAGCATTTGCTTGTCGAATGTAATGCGTATTTCTTTGTTCGACAAACTCTTCTGGAGTCTTGCAAAGCAATAACCCGCCAATCTCAATATTGTCCTTAAAGCGACTATTGGGATCAACTAGCAGTTGAAATTTGGGTTGTTCTTCGATTGCTACAGGTTCCCAGCCTTCTCTCAGTTTTCCTGAAAGATTACGGGGATCCGCTGCACCAAGGGTTGAAGTACGAATCCAACGATACGCATACCCAGCCTGTTTATCGGGTTCAGGCAGCAATTCTGCTGGCGCCCACTGCTTAGGACGTTCGCTTGTTGCACGGGTATCTACTTCTCTATCAATTCTCTTTGTCATGCTAATTCTCCATTTTTAAAAGTTCACGGGCGTATTGCTCTGGCGTTAGTCCTAACTTCTTTGCTATCGCAAGCTGGGAAGTATTTAGCCTTATCTTTTTCGAAGATGTGCTACGACTTGCAGGAGCGACTACAGTACTCGGTTTCGACCGAGGCTTTTCGTCCTCTACGTCCTCGAAATTTTCGGGGAATCGTTTACGCATAGTTTCGTCTATACGTTTGTAATACTCGTCCGTAGTAGCGTATGACATACCGTTTTCTTTAACAAGCTTCTCGTGAAGCCCTAAAGCTAAACTAGTCATCTCATCATCCTGACCAAACCAAGAGTTACGCTCTTGCCAAGCCGTTGCTTTCTGGTCTCGAACGACAGGTTGCTCTACTTGAGGTATTTTTACTTCATTTTCTCTTTCTTGTAAAGCTTTTCTTTGATTTAAGTTTTCTGTGGCATCAAGGACACGATCCAACTTAATCTTTGCGGCAGTCATTTTCTCCTGAGCTTCGACCAATTTATCGGCATCGCCAGACTCATAAGCCTCCCGATAATCCTTTTTAGCCATTGACAGTTCATGCTCTGCACTGGTTTTAAAGGAATTAACCGCTACCGTCTCTGTAGAATTAACCTTACCTTTTAGGTTTCGGTTCTCTTCATACAGTTTTTTGGTAACTTCAAGAGCTTCTTGGCGCTCACGCTCGGCAGCATCTGCACGTCTGCGTTCATCATGCCAAATTTTCTTGAATTCTCGGATACGCTTTTTGGCTGCGTCTGAGTATTCTTCTAGCTCGTCTTTTTCGAGTTCTTCGATAAACTCTGGGCTAGAAGGCTTTTTGTCCCTATCTTCTTCAGGGGTGTCGTCCTCTACTTCAATTTCAAAATTCTCAGATTCTGCCTTCGTTTCGGCTTGTTCGTCTGGAAATTTGTATTCGTCTTTTTGAAAATCAGGCATCGTACCTTCTCCTATTTACGTTTAATACCACGTGGATCGTCCACTACCGCTTCTATTGAATCGTCATTAATAATGCGGAATTCCCGCCCGTGAATGACTAATCTAGTACCAGCATTGGGTCTAACAAGGACAAAGTCGCCCTTTTTACACCATGCACCGCTAGGAAACCGAGATGTATCCTTATAGCAGTCAGGTCCTAAATCAACTACAAAAAGCACGGTTGTCAGTAATTCATCGTATCGGACAGTTTCGTCTGCCTTCACGATGCCACTTTCGTACTCTCTTTCTACGTCTGGAATCGCACATAGTATGCGGTAACCAGATGGTTTGGGAAGTTGTTTTGCTTTATCTTCGCTAGATTCGGGCAAAACAGTTATATCACTTACATCATCGGGATTCGTACCGATTAGTAATTCAGTCATCCAGTTTCTCCATTTTGTCTTTGAGGTCTAATATGTACCCTTTTACGGTGAGCAGACCTCGGATCTCTCCGCAAACTCGTTGATACTGTATGTGATCCATGTTGCCAACCACTACAGCACTCTTTAATTGGTCAGCTTTTTCGTCTATCTGACCCATTAAAACGTCAATTTCTGTCATTTTTTACTTTTCTCCATCATTTGAGATAAGACTTGAGCCTTTTGAATGCCAGATTGTTCTTTTTTATGTGCCATTTCAATGCCCATTCTGGTTCCTTCTATCTGTTCTTTACGATCTAGCTCGTCTTTTTCCTTAGAAATCTTAGCTCCTAGCTTAGTTCCCTCTAGTTCGCCTTGGATCATGATGCGTTCACGCTCAATATCCAACTGTTCCTGCTTAAGGGCGACATCAGCTTGATCTTTTTGAGCTTTGCGTTGAACATCTTGCTGCTTAATTTGAAGTTCTTGCATCTGCATTTGAATAATTGGGTCTTGAGCTTGCTGGGCAGCCTGTTGTTGAGCCGCCTGAGCTTGATTCTGCTGTAAAAGCTGGGTAGAAGCTTGAGCCACCAGACGAGAAATCTGTACTTCATACTCCTCTGGGATGGTATCTTCATCATCTTTGAGGTATGGAAGGGGCGCACCCAACTGCTGTTCAATCTGCTGGCGGTATTTAAAGCCAAAATGCTCTGCTATATGAGCCTGCAAGGCGGCAGTCATCATTTGAGCCTGTGGATTTTGACCAATAACCGCTGCTGTGGTGGGATCCTGTAAGAAATTCATGTGAGCCATGATATGGGCGTCTTGATCTTGGTAAATAAAGGCTTTTAACGGCTTATTTGCCAATACATCCATGTTTTCTGTGATGGGATCCTTGGGTTTTTGGTCATCCTGTAAGGGAATTAGCTTCTGTGCGTTGCGAATTCCCAACACATCTAGCATTTGTCTGTGTAGTTGGGGTAGGTTGTAGATCTGAGGCGCACCTTGAGCCAGTTGGAGTACTGCTTGGTACTGTACGATCTTTTGCGCCATCGTTGCCGCATTAGGATCCGATACTGGAATGACTGTAACCATGTCGTAGTCACTCTTCTTCGCCTTGCGGCTGCCCTCTTCAGGCTCATAGTTGTACTCTTCAGGCGTGTAGTCACGAATAATATCCTTTAAAAGACCTAATTCCTGCTTCATGGAGTAGTGAATACGGGCTTGTACCGCACTCATTACTTTGAGAGTCCGCTC